TCCTTATTCAAATTCTCATCAGCAAACGGTAACATATCCCTAAAATTTGGGACGATATTCTCTATTTGCTCAGTGTAAGCTTCTGCTTCGGGTGTGGAGATGAAATCTCTAATTTCTTTCGAGATAAAATCCCATGCCTCCCGCATAACTAGCGAGTCATTGAAATGTTTCATAATCCTCTGGTCGAGGAATGTGGAGGTGAGGTCAGCTTTTTGGACCGTCGCCCAGTCTGGGAAGGTAATATGAAGGCCTTCCGTCTGTTGGATCGGTTCTTTGCCCGCGGGAACGTTTCCCGACACAGAGAACTCCACACCAATTGGGTTTGCCGCGCAATACAGATTGCGGTTAATCCGCTTGTTAAGACTTAAGGAAAACTTACGATTCTTGTCTATACTATCGAGATGCTCCATCTCATATGAAGCGATCCTGACCGACAAGGGTACACCATGTGGATTGAAGCCAAGTCCCCCAAATTTTTCAGGGACTGTCCACAACCTACTCAGGACGCACTTTTGCAATCGTTTACAAAGGGAGACAGATCTACTGCCCAAGAGACGTACGATATCAATAAAATTATCGTCAGACATATCTTTCCACTTCAATTGAGGAAGAGATTTGGTAGGGGTTATAATACGCCCCGCAAACTCCGCCAGACAATTAGAGCTCAGTGTTTTTGAATCAGACACCGGGCAACCTAATTCTTTCAAAGCGTTTTTGTAACGAATAGAAAGATCTGGATTCAGGATAACCACGTCATCACCCAATACAAAGAAGTCGCCATTATGTCTATAATAATTCAGGGACAATAACAACAACCCGTGGGTTAAAGCGAAACACGCAAAAGAAGGTCTCAAGCCTAAAGGCTGTCCTCGCTTCCATTGAATGTTGGTTTCTGAGTTCAATCTCCAGTCAGCCTTGGATAAAGCCTCAAATAAGTCAAGGCTCTCTTTAGCGTATACGGATCCTGGATCATCAGCAATACCAGTGAGAAACATACTACGTAACATGGCCATCTGTAGCGACAAAGGAAAGAAATCTGTCGCCGAGGTCAAATCAATACTCTCTACAAATCTGCCCAAACTTAGTGCAGATTGTACCAGGGTTTCGGCTTTATCCTGCTGATACGTGCAATCCCAAGGAAGGGATCTGCAAACTTTAAACAATACCTGAGACAGAGGGGTTAAGGCAGCTTGAAACAACCTATTTGGGTTGGCTACCGCCCTCAATTTGAAACCGGGTTCTTGGATGAACCCGATCCGTCCCACAGTATCATACTGTGGATCTTCAGACATTAAATCCTCCAAAGAGGACCCAGTCCGTACATCCAAAGCGTCCAGTAGAGCCCCCATCAGGTAGGGAGCCTTGTTGGCGTATGACAAGTTTTTTGGCCGAAATATTTCACGAACAGAGATCGATAAGGCTTCAACCTCTGGGATGGAACCATTAGGCCCACCTGGCGCCTTTCGGCTGGGTGAAAACGAAGAGTAAACGAAAGGCTCGGGGCGAGGAACAATAAAACTTCCAAATCCCCTCACCGCCCTTCTACCAGCCTCTAGGACCCCCTCATCATAAGAAGAACAAGGGGTGGGTTCTGCAAGTACCCCAGAAGTAAACTTCTGGAGCTGCTTCTGCGTGGGTTTTGTCGGCCCCCGGAACAGCGTGTAACACCGGAGTAGACAGGAAACATAGTAAAACTGCTTCTCTGATCCTTCAATGCCCAGACGGAACAAAGGCTTGAGAGAGCCCTTTGGATATCCGGACGATTTATCCTTTTGAACCCAGACAGATGTGGGTGTTTCACCCGCACGCATACGGACAAGATCCGTGTATAGGTTTTTTAGGCGAGTCGTAGCCCACTCAGTACCCGAATTTTTACACCAAGTTAAAACATCAACGAGGAACGGGATCTTGAGTTCGATAGGCAACGGGATAGCGGAGGAAAGGTTAAGCAGATTAGCCCCAGAATCACGTAATTTCTTCGTGCCCCCCTCGAGAGCCATTTCTATGCTCTTTGGGAGGTTTGCGATGTGTGACATAATGTGGGCCTCACACTACTTTGTTGATTTAAGTTTACTCCGATTAGATGGAGCGATTCTTTTTTATAGATAAGAATTATAAGGAATAACATGAAACCCACGATAGAGATGGTGCAATACCGTCTAGACCGTACCTTTTGGAACGCTAATTGATCGCCTAGGCGAACAGAAACCAGTTCCTTTTCTTTCAACTTGC